TGCTCATGATCCTAAGTACTTCCACATTATTGATACCGAAACTCGTGAAGTAGAAAAAATACGTAATCCACACACTTTGTTTGAAAAAATAGTGTACAATGACGATGAAATGGATTATAATAACTATAAGACGTCACACCTAACAAACAAATTTGTCAAGGTTGTCGTAGTGAATAAGTCAGACACTTTCTCGTTTGATCGTTTCATTGATCGTATACAGAATGAAGAAGTGTATGATTTGAAAATAGCAGAAAACTTTAACGAGTTTATTGGTGCCAACGTAGAAGATGAAGGCCTGCAAGTTGATGATACTCCTAAGCTAATGGACGACTACATCGACGGTGTCGACACTGATCTGGATAAAGATCGAATAAAAATCCAGATGCGTGAACTTATGACACATGCACAGGCTCTTGAGATAGCATGATTATTTTTAAAAAGATACGATACAAAAACTTCTTATCAACAGGCAATAGCTTTACGGAAATCGACTTACAACAAAGTAAGTCGACTCTCGTAGTTGGTCAGAATGGTGCTGGTAAATCAACAATGCTCGATGCAATATCGTTTGGATTGTTTGGTAAACCACACCGCAATATTACTAAGCCCCAACTCTTGAATTCTATTAACAATAAACAGTGTGTTGTTGAAGTAGAGTTTTCAGTTGGAGCTGCACAGTTCAAAATTGTACGAGGCATAAAGCCCGGCATCTTTGAGATCTGGAAAAATGGTGAGATGATTAACCAGTCTTCTCATGCAAAAGAATATCAACGTATTCTAGAAACAAACATTCTAAAGATTAACCATAAGTCATTCCATCAGGTTGTGGTACTTGGTTCGTCAAACTTTATCCCGTTCATGCAATTGAATCCTCATAATCGTAGACTCGTAATTGAAGAGTTACTCGATATTGGTGTATTCTCTAAGATGAATCAAATCTTGAAAGAAGAAATTAATGTCATTAAAGATTCCCTAAGAGAATTCTCCTACAACATAGACCTCACAAAGAATAAGGTAGACACTCAGAAAAAGTATATTGCTGATGTCTCCACTCTGACTGAGGAGAATAGGAGAAACTATGAACATAGGATACATGAATCGCAGAATAGTATCGATGAACTACAAGCTAAGAATAGTGAGCTTAGCATGGGTCTCGAAGAATCTATCCGAGTCGCTGAAGAAGGGCTGTCAGCTTTACATGATAAACGCCAGGCCCTTATGCTCGGAGGTCAAGATAGGCAGACAAATCTCTCCAACGTCAGGAAGCGGATCAAGTTTTTCGAAGAGAATGAGGCGTGTCCCGTATGCGACCAAGCCATCTCAGACTCGCATAAACATGATATACTCGAGACCGCTAAGCAAGAAGCGAATGGCATTCAATCCGAATGTCGTAAGATCGGTTCGGATGGCACCGCGGTGGAGGAAGAGATTAGCGAGACCAGCGGCGTACTTCGGTCGCTTCGATCTAAGGTATCTGAACTCGGTGAGAACAACCAGCAGATCACTTCGTTCCAGAAACAAATCCAGCAATACAACTTACATCTCGAAAAAGATGTAGGTGCTGATCTCGAAAAAGCTAACGCAGATCTAGCTCAAATCAAAGAGCAGCTTTCTGAATTGCAAGACAAAAAAATTAAAGCCAACGACGAGTATACATACAAACTCGTCCTTGGTGAAATGCTTAAAGATACGGGAATCAAGACAAAAATCATTAAGCAGTATCTACCTGTAATGAACCAGCTAATCAACCAGTACTTACAGGTTCTTGATTTCTATGTACACTTTGATCTCGATGAAGAGTTCAATGAAACAATTCGTTCTCGACATAGAGATGAATTTACTTATGCCTCATTCAGTGAAGGTGAAAAGCAACGTATCGATCTTGCACTTCTGTTTACGTGGAGACAGATTGCTAAGATGAAGAATTCAGTTTCCACAAATCTTCTCGTTCTTGACGAAACATTTGACTCATCACTCGATGATGCTGGTGTAGAAAATCTACTTAAGATCCTATACACTCTTGATGATAGTACAAACGCATTCATCATATCTCATAAGGGTGAAATCCTTGACGGTAAGTTTGAGTCAAAGATAGAATTCAAGAAAGAAAAGAATTTTAGTAAGATTGCTGCTTAATGGTTTACATTGTAGCAAAACTGTGGTATAATAATCTAATAATGAAACATGGAGTATATTATGGAACTAAGCGATAGCACTCTCGCCGTGTTAAAGAATTTTTCTGGTATCAACCAGAATATCCTCGTTCGTACTGGTAACACAATCAAAACAATCTCAGAAGCACGTAATGTTCTGGCTACTGCCGTAGTCGGTGAAAACTTCTCTCAAGATTTTGGTGTGTATGACCTCAACGAATTTATTGGCGTACTTAATCTCGTCGATAAACCTAATCTACAATTTGAAGAAGAGTCAGTTCGTATCTCAGATTCATCTGGTAGATCTAAAGTCAAGTACTTCTTCTCTGCAGAAGAAACATTGACAACACCGCAAAAAGACATTACTATGCCAAGCGCAGATGTAAGCTTTACTCTAGACAATGATACATTGAATAAGCTAAAGCGCGCTGCATCAACTCTTGGACATAGCGAAGTATCCATCACTGGTCAAGATGGTGTACTCAGTCTTTCTGTGGTTGATAGCCAAAACATGACATCAAATGCGTTTTCCATTGACGTCGATGGTACGTACCCGGATGGTGCTGTGTTTAATTTTATCCTAAGTATCAATAATCTGAAAATGCTTCCGGGCGATTACGAAGTTCAGATCTCATCGAAACTTATCTCGCAATTCAGTAATAAAGAAGTAGACCTGAAATACTGGATCGCACTCGAAAAAACATCAACTTTTGGAGTATGACATGTCAGAAACTGTCGAGCAACTACAAGAGCTAGCAAATAAATCAGCCCGATCGACCGTGGCAGTAATTGATGCTATGACTCAACGTGGTGCCTTTAAAGGCGAAGAGCTCTCTACTATTGGAGGTCTTCGTGATCAGTGTATTCAAGTTATCCAACTCGTGGAAAATCTTGAACAAGAAGCCGCGATGGCGGATGACTCTGAATAACCACACTACGGGTGGTGCCGTAATACACCCGCGCGGACCTATGGTTAGTCCGCACCTTTATTTTTATTATGGAGTATGTGAATGTCTAATGAGTTTTTATGGGTTGAGAAATATCGGCCACAAACTATTTCTGATTGTATCTTACCAGATGCACTTAAGAAAACTTTCCAAGAAATCATTAACAACAAAGAGCTACCTAACATGCTCTTTTCAGGCACAGCCGGCCTAGGTAAGACCACCGTTGCTAAAGCAATGTGCAACCAGCTTGGTCTCGACTTTATTCTAATCAACGGTTCAGAAGAAGGTAACATCGATACTCTTCGTGGCAAGATCAAACAGTTTGCTTCAAGTGTATCTCTCCAAGGTGGCTACAAAGTTGTCATACTTGATGAGGCAGATTACCTTAATCCTCAATCAACACAGCCTGCTCTTCGTGGCTTTATCGAAGAATTCTCAAACAACTGTAGATTTATTCTAACCTGTAACTTTAAGAATCGTATCATTGAACCACTACATTCACGTTGTGGTGTATATGAATTTAATACGACTAAGAAAGATATGGTTACTCTGTGCGAATCAATGCTCAGTCGCACTGGAGTTATTCTCAAAGAAGAAAACGTACAATACAATGTAAAAGATATCGCGCCAGTTATTATGAAACACGCGCCTGATTGGAGGAGAGTATTAAATGAGTTACAAAGAGCCAGTGTTAGTGGGACTTATATTGGGTTATCTTCTAGTTCTACTGGATCTAGTATAGATGAGCTTGTAAAGCTTCTGAAAGACAAAGACTTCAAGAAAATGCGTACATGGGTTGTTAACAACATGGACATGGATGCTACGGCTATCTTTAGATCTTTGTATGATCAATCTACGACGTATATAAAGCCTCAGTCTGTTCCACAGCTTGTGCTTATTCTGGCAGATTATCAATATAAACATGCTTTTGTTGCAGACCATGAGCTTAATATTGTGGCATGCCTAACCGAAATCATGGCTAATGTTGAGTTCGTATAATGAATCCTTTTCAGTATCTTACTGCTATTAACGATAGCAAACAAGACATTATGGTGGACGATATTGCCGAGAAAGGTTACAACGCCTTCATGGTAAATCGTGGCCTGTCTTATTTCAATGACACAGTTCTCATGGCCAATGAGATGAATCTACATGCTCACCTTGATAATCGTCTTCAATTTGATTTTCTTATAAATATAGTCAGGAAAAAGAAACGTTTTTCCAAATGGACGAAAGCACAGTCGTCCAGTGATGTGGAAGTAGTTAAACAATACTATGGCTATAGCAACCAAAAAGCACGCCAGATCTACGACCTTATCACTCCTGATCAAATGGAAGAATTGAGAAAAAAGGTTTATAAAGGTGGAAGAAAATAAAATAATTGAGTGGACACCTGCTTCAATGCTTGAGGTTATACTAAACGAGCCAGACGATTTTTTAAAGGTTCGTGAAACACTCACTAGAATTGGTGTCGCATCTAGAAAAGAACAAAAGTTATTTCAGTCATGTCATATACTGCATAAACAGGGTCGATACTTTATCGTCCACTTTAAAGAACTGTTTTTGCTTGATGGAAAAAAATCTAATCTTGAAGAAAATGACATTGCAAGACGTAATACAATAGCTCAACTCATGAGCGATTGGGGATTAATCGATATTGAACACGCTGAACGCGCTAAACCACTCGCGCCTCTTCGTCAGATTAAGAT